CAGCCATTGCATCATCCATAAACTCAACTGGTTCATCAAGATATAACCCAGTTCTTTCATCTTGTTTCCATTTCCATTGTTGTATTTCTTTTATGGTATTAGTGCAACTAGGATGTACATGTATTCTTAATTGTTTCAAATAATCTATTTGAGCTTTAACACTTCCTGGCCCTTTTTTAACTCCTTTAGCTTTATATCCTGCATTCTTCCACATCTTAATTCTATCTGGTTCAGCACTATCACAGTACATAAAAGAAATACAACAATGGAAATGGAAACAAGATGAAAGAACTGGGTTATATCTTGATGAACCAGTTGAGTTTATGGATGATGCAATGGCTGCTCTTAGATATTCTATAGATAATAAGCTTAAAAATAATGGAATAAGCTTCTTAAAGTAAAGGAGGTGTTAAATATTTATATAAGTGAAACAGATTTAATAAAAGTTCAGTTAAAAAAAGAGAGCACCTTTAACCTAGTAAAAGTTATAGAGCATTATATTTTAAAACATAGACCAGAGAAATATAAACAAGGTGAAGAATACTATTATGGCAATGCAGATATAAACAATAAGAGAAGATATTATCTCTTAGATGGAGCTAAGGTTGATGATTTTACTAAAGTTAATAATAAAGCAATTAACAACTACCATAAGCTTTTAGTTGACCAAAAGGTAGGCTATAGTGTCGGAAATCCCATAGTATTTAATGCAGATGATGATAATCTCACTAAGCTTTTAAATGACTTACTAGGAGAAGAGTTTGACGATACAATAACAGAACTATATCTCAATGCTAGTAATAAAGGGGTTGAATGGTTACATCCATATATTAATAGAAGAGGTGAGTTTAAATATGTAATAATTCCAGCTGAAGAAGCAATTCCTATTTGGGATAGTAAAAGACAGAGGGAATTAGTTGCATTTATTAGGTTTTATTATATTGAAGATATAGATGGAAATAAAATAAAAAGAGTTGAGTACTACACAGAAAATGACGTAACTTACTTTATTGAAAGAGGTAATAGTTTTATTCAAGAATTTTTATATGATGAATATGGAAAAATGACTGATATACAAGAAGGTCATTTTAGAATAAATAACAAAGAACAGGGATGGGGTAAAGTTCCATTTATACCTTTTAAAAATAATGAAAAGTGCGTATCAGATTTAAATTTCTATAAATCATTAATAGATATATATGACAATAATATTTCTACACTAGCAGATAACTTAGATGAAATACAAGAGGTTATTTATGTATTAAAAGAATATCCAGGAACAAGTCTACAAGAGTTTATAGATAATATAAGATACTATAAATCAATTAAAGTAGATGGTGGAGGTGGAGTTGATAAACTAGAGATAAATATACCAGTTGAAGCTAAAAAGGAGCTTCTTGATAGATTGGAAAAGAATATAATTATCTTTGGTCAAGGAGTTAATCCAGAATCTCAAAACACAGGTGACAAATCGGGTGTAGCACTTAAATTTTTATATTCACTACTTGACTTAAAATGTTCCAAAACTGAAAAGAAGTTTAAAAAAGCAATTAGAGAACTTTTGTGGTTTGTATGTGAGTATTTAAAGATAAGTGGTAGTAAGAGCTATGATTATAAAACAGTTCAAATTACTTTTAATCACTCTATGATAATAAATGAAGCTGAAAAGATAGATATGGCAGCTAAATCAACTGGAATTGTATCAGATGAAACTATTGTTTCTAACCATCCTTGGGTCGAGGATGTTAATGACGAACTTGAGAGACTTAAAAAACAGGAAGATACTCAAAAAGAGTATGATGATTTAATTCCTAATAATCAAGATGGTGTTATAGATGAAACATAAAGATTATTGGAGAAAGAGATTTGAACAATTAGAAGAAGCTCAAAATAACAAAAGTGTAAAATATTATCTTGAATTAGAAAAGCAATATAAACTAGCTATGAATAGTATAGAAAAAGATATATTAGCATGGTACAACAGATTTGCCAAAAATGAAGGAATATCTTTATTAGAAGCTAAGAAACTACTAAATACAAGAGAACTAGAAGAGTTTAAATGGAGTGTCGAAGAATATATTAGACATGGTAAAGAAAATGCTATAAATCAAAAGTGGATGAAAGAGTTAGAAAATGCTAGTGCAAGAGTTCATATAACAAGACTTGAAGCTTTAAAGTTACAAATACAGCAACAAGTAGAAGTTTTATATGGAAATGAACTTGATGGTATTGATAAACTAATGAGAGATATTTATACAAGTGGATACTATCATACAGCTTTTAATGTTCAACAAGGAGTAAACGTTGGTTGGAGTTTAATGAGTCTTGATACTAATAGAATAAATAAAATTATCTCTAAACCATGGGCAACAGATGGATTAAACTTTAGTGAAAGAATTTGGGGTAAGTATAGACCTACTTTAGTAAATGAACTACATACTAAGCTAACTCAATCAATTATTAGAGGTGAAAATCCAAAAAATTTAGTAAATGACTTTGATAAAAGATTTAATGTATCTAAGTCACAAGCTAAGAATTTGATAATGACTGAATCAGCTTTCTTTGCATCAGCAAGTAGAAAAGATTGTTTTAGTGATTTAGATGTAGAGAAATATGAGATTATTGCTACATTAGATTTAAGAACTTCAAATATATGTAGAGAGCTGGATGGAAAAATATTTGATATGAAAGATTATCAAGTTGGAATAACAGCTCCACCATTTCATTGTCGTTGTAGGACAACAACAGCTCCTTGGTTCGAGGATGAAGAAGGCTATAGAGCAGCAAGAGGAGAAGATGGAAAAACATATTATGTACCATCTAGTATGAAGTATAATGAGTGGTATGAGAAGTATGTTAAACATAATAGTATTTTAGAAATAAAAAATAGTGCTATAATAGATAGCATAAAAGAAGATATTAAAAATGGTAAATATAATTTAAATATTCATGATGGGAAACAAGGAAAACATTTAAAAGAGCATAATAATTATATAGAAGGAAGAAGCTATTTAACTATAACAAAAGAAGAAGCTCAAGAACTTGTGAATAAGCATGCTGGCAATGGAATCATAAAATTTAATCGAAGTGGAGAATGGGATAAAAAAGAACTTATAGAAGTTGATAAGAATATAGGGGTCAATGTTAATAATATTACGGGTGAAAAAACTCTTACAAATAAGTTTAAGATACATTATTCCAAAACTGGAACACATATAGTACCAGCTTTATAAGGAGGAAAAATAAAATGAAATTATGGGAATATGTAGGGAAAAATGTTCAAATAACTTGTGTAGATAAGCAAATAATAAGAGGAAAGTGTGATGGATATACACAAGCTTTAGATAATGAACCAGAAATAGCAAGTATATCAATAGCTAGGGATGGTTATGGAATTGAAGTTTATGAAAATGAAATAGAATCTATCGAAAATATAAATAAGGAATGACTAAGCATGTACTTAAAAATAAGTAGATGCTTTTATTTTGTAAAAAATGAAAGGAGAAATTTAAAATGGATTGGTTAAAAGAATTGCTAGAAGGAATAAAAGTAGAGGATAACAAAATTGATGTAGCTTCTCTTCAAAAATCTATAGAAAAGAAAATAAAAGAGACTACAATTACTAAAGAAGATTATACAAATCTTGAAACACAACTTAATACAGCTAATGAAACTATTAAAAAGTTTGAAGGAGGTATGACAAAAGAAGATGTAGAGAATCTAAAAACAACTTATGAAACTGATAAGAAAACTTTGGAAGAAACCTACAAAAAAGAAATTGAAGAAAAAGATTTTAATTACTGGTTAGGTGATGCTTTTAAATCTGTTAAATGTAGAGATGAAATAGCATTAAAAGCTCATTTAGATATAGAAGCACTAAGAAATAGTAAAGACAGACAAAAAGCTTTTGAAGAGCAAATAAATCCTTTGAAACAGGATAAAGATTATTTGTTTAATGCAACACTAGAAGGTGAAGAACCTAAAATAGATACTATAACACCAGGGCAAGAGCCTAAGATAAATGATTTTGGTTTTAATTTTACTGGGGTAAGACCTCATGAAAATAATAATAAATAGGAGGAAATAAAATGGCAGCACTAAATTATGCAAAAGAATATTCAAATGTTTTAGCACAAGCATATCCTTATACTTTAAACTTCGGGGATTTGTATGCAACACCAAATAATGGAAGATATAGATGGACTGGTTCTAAAACAATAGAAATACCAACTATATCTACAACTGGAAGAGTAGATTCAAACAGAGATACAATAGCAGTAGCTCAAAGAAACTATGATAATGCTTGGGAACCTAAGGTATTAACTAATCAAAGGAAATGGTCAACATTGGTTCATCCAGCAGATATAAACCAAACTAATTATGTGGCTTCAATAGGCAATATAACAAAAGTATATAATGAGGAACAAAAGTTTCCAGAGATGGATGCTTATTGTATATCTAAAATATATGCTGATTGGACCGCATTAGGTAACACAGCAGATACAACTGTTCTTACAACAGCAAACGTATTAGAAGTATTTGATAAGTTAATGGAAAAAATGACAGAAGCTAGAGTACCTGAAAATGGAAGAATATTGTATGTTACTCCAGTAGTAAATACACTTATCAAAAATGCAAAAGAGATACAAAGAACAGTAAACATAAAAGATGGTGGAACTTCTTTAAATAGACAAACCACAGATATTGACACAGTTAAAATAATTAAAGTACCATCTAATCTAATGAAAACTGCATATGATTTTACAACTGGATGGAAAGTAGGAGCAGGAGCTAAACAAATATTTATGTCCTTAGTTCACCCAAGTGCAATAATTACACCTGTTTCTTATCAGTTCTCTAAGTTAGACGAACCAACAGCAGTTACAGAGGGAAAATACTTCTACTTTGAAGAAAGTTTTGAGGATGTATTTATATTAAATAAAAAAGCTGATGCAATACAATTTGTTGTTGAAGGAGCTGGAGTATAATGGCACAAGTAAGGAAATTAAATAGAATATTAACTATAGAAGAGTGTAAAATAGATGATTTCTTAGAGATGGGATATGATTTGATAGATGAAACTGGTAAGGCAGTAAAGTATGGCAAGTCATTAAATGTAAAAGATTTAATAGCTGAAAATAATATTTTAAGGTCAAAAGTTGAGTCTTTAGAAGAAGAAAATAAGCAGCTTAAAGAGAAAAATAAGCTTACTAAAAAGTAGGTGAAAATTATGGAAAATAATCTGATTGATGAAATAGAAAAAAGACTTGAAAGTTTTGGATATATATTAAAAGATGGAGATAAGTGGTTAATAGATTTTATAAGAGAAAAAATAGAAAATATTATTAAACTAGATTGTAATATAAAAACTATGCCAATTGAATTGAAAGAAATTGAAGTTGATATGATAGTTGGAGAGTTCTTATTTACCAAGAAAAATATGGGTCAATTAGATATAGAAAGCATTAACTTTGAAGCTGTAGAAAAGTCTATATCAGAAGGTGATACAAAGGTAGATTTTGCTATAGGAAGTGGTTCTCAAACACCAGAACAACGCTTTGATAGCTTAATAGCTTATCTTACTACTTATGGTAAGAATAATATATTAACCTTTAGGTGCTTAAGATGGTAAGTAAAACTAGAAAAGCAATAGAAATGTTATATAGAGATAAATGTACTATAGTTGAGTATCAGCCAATTAAAGACCCTGTAACAAAACGAACTAACAATAAAGAAGTGATTGTATTAGAAAATCAACCATGTAAACTTTCATATAAAAATATAGTTTCTGCTACAGAAGGGAAAGTAGCTAAGCTAGAGCAAACTATTAAACTCTTTATATCTCCAGATATAGAAATTAAAGCAGGTTCAAAACTTATTATAAATGATAAAGAGTATGTAAGAAGTGGAGAATCAGCTATATATCCAAATCATCAAGAAATAATACTTGAGTTATTTAAGGATAAAGCATAATGGCTAGATGGGGCAGTGTTGATTTTAGAGAATTTAAAAGAGTTTGTAAAAAGATGGAGGAGCTTACAAAGATTGATTTAGATAAGTTTTGCAAGGATGCAGCAAGAGAATTAGCAGCACGATTACTTGGGAAAGTAATTAGAAGAACACCAGTTGATACAGGATTCTTACGACAAGGATGGAATGGAGTAGCTTATGCTAGGTCGCTTCCTGTGTATAAACAAGGAAATAATTATATTATAGAGGTTGTTAATCCGACTGAATATGCCTTAACACAATGGGGCATATAAAACCCAGCAAAATCGGTAAACGCTAAGTGTAATAGTGTTACATTATAAAGTAGGTAGAATATGGACATAGAATAACTCTTGATTTACAATGTATAAAAGAGGTGATTTTATGGCAAAATTTTTAGATATTACAGGAAAAAAATTTGGAAGGCTAAGAGTCATTAAATTTTCTAAAGAGATAAAAAGTGGTAAAAGAAATAGAAAATATTGGTTATGTAAGTGTGATTGTGGAAATTTCAAAGAAATAAGAACTGACTCTTTAACTAGTGGCTTAGTACAATCTTGTGGATGTTTAAAAAAAGAACAAGATAAATTAAATTTAACAGACAAATACCAATTTAAAAAGAAATATAAGGTTCAAAATAAAAGACTTTACAGTATATGGAAGGGTATAATATCTAGATGTACAGATAAAAATAATAAAAGATACAATAGATATGGTGAAAGGAATATAATTGTGTGTGATGAATGGTTTTGCTATGATAATTTTGCAAATTGGGCATTGAGTAATGGATATTCAGAGAAACTTACAATTGATAGAATAAATAATGAAGGAAATTATGAATCAAGCAATTGTAGATGGGTGGATATAAAGACACAATGTAGAAATAGGTCAACAAATATATTAGTAAAGCATGAAGAAAAAGAAATTACATTGATAGAGCTTTCTGAAAAAACAGGTATTTCATATTCTTGCTTAAGAAGTAGATATTCTAAGGGATTAGTAGGAAATAATCTTATAGAAAAAGTTAAGATTATTGAAGAAAGCAGAGCTAAGTTATCTATTGAGGATGTAAAAGAAATTAGAAAAAAGTATTCTGATGGATATACAATAAAACAACTAAGTGAAATATATCCTGTAACATATTCATCTATATCAAATATAGTCCATAGAAGAACATGGAAAAATATTTAATTAATTATATATGCCAATACCGAGGAAAACCTATAGATTGCGAATAGGCTATAGGTTTCCGTAGAGCGTAGAGAGTGAATAAATATAATCTCTCCAAGAGTGCTGGGCAACTAAATAAAGTTTATTTTGTTGATGATGTACGCCGAACTTATAGGAAACTATAAGAGCTAGAGGATAAAAAGCCTTTAGGATAACAAAATGCATATGTTGAGTTTGGGCATAGAACTAAAAGTGGTAAGGGATGGGTTAAAGGACAACATTTTTTAACTATTTCAGAAATGGAACTACAAGGTCAGATTGATAAGATTATAGAGAAAAAGTTATTAATATTACTTAAAGGAGTGTTTGATGCTTAATAATATTATAGATGGAATATCAGTAAAGTTAGATAAATCATTTGGAGAAAAATATACAATTTATAGTGAGGATGTAGAGCAAGGTATTAATGAACCTTGTTTTTTATTGTTCCTTTAAATCCAAGCAAGACACCATATCCAAGCGGGAGAGAATTAAAGAAAAATTCTTTTGATGTACATTATTTCCCTCGTTCAGAAGCTAAGAATTTTGAAATAAATGAGATAGCTGAGATGCTACTGGAGGAATTAGAGTATATAGAAATTGATGGAGATTTAGTCAGAGGTACAAATATGAATTTTGAAATTATAGACAATGTTCTTCACTTCTTTGTTGATTATAACTATTTTACTATAAAAAATAATGATACCAATAAGATGGATACAGTAGAGTTATTCGGTGGTTTGAAGAGAGGTGATAATTTTGAGTAAAGCATTAAGCAAAGAAGATAACTACAAGTTTACTAAGGAGCAGATAGTTAATTCTAAGAAGTATATAAATAGAAAAGACTTATTAAATGCAATTTTAAAAGAGAATGAGTTATATTCCTTCTCAGAGGTAGAGGAAATAATAAATAGCTTTATGAAAGGAGTGAGTTAATTTGGCGTTAGGTGGAGGAACATTTGTAACACAGAATAAAATATTACCAGGTAGCTATATAAATTTTATCTCAGCTAAGAGGGCAACCAGTTCATTATCGGATAGAGGTATTGTTGCAATACCTTTAGAGTTAGATTGGGGCATAGATGAAGACGTATTTCAAGTAACCAGTGATGATTTTGAGAAGTATTCAGTGAAGTATTTTGGATATGATTATACTCATGAGAAGCTGAAAGGCTTGAGAGATTTATTCAAAAATATAAGGTTGGGATATTTTTATAAATTAAATAAAGGCGTTAAAGCCAGTTGTACTATAGCTATAGCTAAGTATAGTGGAATAAGAGGTAATGATTTAAAAGTTATAGTAACAACAAATATAGATGATAACACTAAATTTGATGTTGTAACACTTTTAGATAATAAGAAGGTAGCTACTCAAATAGCAAAGGTTATTACAGACTTGCAGGACAATGACTATGTAATTTGGAAGAAGGATGCAACACTAGAAGCAAGTGCAGGACTTGTATTTACTGGTGGAACTAATGGCGAAGCTGTGACAGGAGCAGAGTACCAAGCTTTCTTGGATAAAATAGAAAGTTATTCATTTAATGCACTAGGGTGTTTGGCTATAACAACAGAAATTAAAAGTTTATTTGTAGAATTTACAAAGAGAATGAGAGATAAGGTAGGAGCTAAGTTTCAAACAGTACTATATAAGAAAAGTGATGCAGATTATGAAGGGGTAGTGTCTGTAGAAAATAAGATTAAAGATACTGGGTTATTAGAATCTAGTTTAGTTTATTGGACTACTGGAGCTATAGCAGGGTGCGATATAAATAAATCTAATACTAATAAAAAGTATGATGGTGAGTTTGATGTTGATGTAAATTACACACAAATACAACTTGAAGAAGCACTAAAGAGTGGTAAATTTATATTTCATAAAGTTGGTGATGAAGTTCATGTGTTAGAGGACATAAATACTTTTGTATCATTTACAGATGATAAAAATGACGATTTTTCAAGTAACCAAAGTGTTAGAGTACTTGACCAAATTGCTAATGATATTGCAACTTTATTTAATGAAAAGTATTTAGGTAAAGTTCCGAATGATAAGGCAGGAAGAATAAGTTTCTGGAATGATGTTGTTAAACACCATAAAGAATTAGAGAATATAAGGGCAATAGAAGATTTTAAAACTGATGATGTTAGTGTAGAGCTTGGAAATGATAAGAAAACTGTCATAGTATCTGATGCTGTTAAGGTTATAAATGCTATGAGTAAGCTTTATATGACAGTTTCAGTTAGTTAGAGAGGGGAGTGATAATATGGCTCAAACAATAAATGCTAAAGATACAGTTAGTGCAAAGAAAGCTGAATGTTTTATAACTATAGAAGGCAAAAGATATAATTTTATGCAAGCTATAGATTTAGAGGCTAAAATGGAAAAAAATAAAAGTGAAGTTCCAATTCTAGGAAGAACAACAAAGGGAAATAAAACAACTGGGAGTACAAATACTGGAAGTGCAACATTTCATTATAATACTTCTATTTTTAGAGAATTACTTTACAGATATAAAGAAACTGGTGAGGATATTTATTTTGACATACAAGTTACAAATGAAGACCCTACATCTGCTGTAGGAAGACAGACAGTAGTACTTAAAGATTGTAATATGGACAGTGGAATAATTACTAAATTTGATGCTGATGGTGAGTATTTAGATGAAGATATGGATTTCACTTTTGAGGATTGGGAATTAGTAGAAAAATTTAATTTATTGGCAGGAATGGAGTAAAATACACATTTATAAATTATATATGTGTATTTTTTATATGAAAAATTAAAATAAAAGGAGATTAGAATAATATGAGTAATTTAAGTGCTTTTTTAAGTCAAAATGCAATAAAGGTTGATAATGTAAAATATGTAGCGAGTAACAGATTTTTAGATAAAGAAGGGAAACCAGTTGAATGGGAATTAAAAGTTTTATCATCTGAAGAAGACGAAGCACTAAGAAGAAAGTGTACTAAAAGAGTAAAAGTGATTGGTAACAATGGTAAGCATACTGGACAATATACAAGTGAAATTGACTACAATAGTTATGTAGCTGAATTATGTGTAGCATCTACAGTATTTCCAGATTTAAAGGATGCCGAACTCCAAAATAGTTATGGAGTAATGGGAGAAGCTCAGTTATTAAAGACAATGCTTACAGCAGGTGAGTATGTCAATTATACAGTAAAAGTGAATGAAGTCAATGGATTTGATACATCTTTTGAGGATAAAGTAGAAGAAGCAAAAAACTAATCAGAGGTGGCGATTTTGATGCTAGCATCACTCATTATTGTATTCAAAAATTAAAGTGGAAGCCAAGTGAATATATGAATTTAGAAGTTAATGAGAGAGCGTTAGCAGCCGCCTCAATACTTATAAAGATAGAAGATGAAGAGGAAGCAATGAAAGAAGCTGAAAGAGAGAGAAAGAGGGGACGAAGAAGATAGCAAAATAAAAAAATAAATATAGAATAGGTAAAATATGTAATAATTATATGTTATAATATTTTTAGCAAGAAGATGTAATCTACAATTTATAGAGTGGAGTTCATACTGGGATAAAACCTACTTCCTAATGAAAGGAGGTGGGAAGTATGAATAACTTTTTACTTAATGTAATAGCTGGCGTTATTGCTAGTTTAATATTTTGCATAATTTGTAAAGTATTTCTAAAAGTAAAAAGCCACTCAACTCGTGGCAAGAGTAAAAGTGGCTGGGAATTTGATTTTAAAATCAAGTTCCATAAGTTCAAATAGATTCATTTAATTATGAACTTCACTCTACCGCAAAATAGATTGTAGTTCTTCTTGCTTTTATTATACCACAAATTAGAAAAAATATTGTTTATATAAAATAAAAAATAAAAATTTTTA